GTACTGCGATCAGCCAGCATGGAACTCAGATGAAACTGCATGGTGCGGAGTTGCTGCTGGATACTGCGTTAGCGAAGCTGGCTATATGCCCCCATTCGGATCAACTGACACAACTAGGTTCGGATGGGCAGATAGCTTTCGAACTTCGCCTGACTTCGTCCGACTGTCTGGATATGTTCCTGGTGCAATTGTGGTAATGAAGCGTAGCGGAGGCAACCATGTTACCTTCTTTGAGTCAGGGAGCGGCAGCAACATTAATTGCAGAGGTGGTAACCAATCCAACTCTGTCAACGTTACCTCGTTCCCTAAGTCAGGCGTCACAGGAATTATGTGGCCAAAGAATGCGCCAATGCCAAAGGTACCAAGAGCTACGATTAGACAAGGAAGCACGGGACCAGATGTTGTCGCTTGCCAAACTACTCTCGGAGTTTATCCAGCCGACGGTCAGTTTGGACCTATCACAGATCGAGCGGTTAGGGGTTATCAAGCTGCCGCTGGTATCGGAGTAGATGGTGTCGTTGGCTCGCAGACTTGGGCTAAGCTTGATGAACTGGATGCTAAGGTAGCCGCTGGCGATGATGGGATTGATACGGAGTTAATCGGGATTATTCAGGATATTGCTAAGACATCGACGATCGCTAACTATAGCTGGAAGGACCGAGGAAGGGCACCGGCTGGGCATACAGTCGGCGTGGCACTAAGCTTTGCGCTGGCGTATACTAGGCTTAACTCCGATGACCAAGCATGTCAACAGATGGCTAAGGCCAACACAGGAGATGCGGCCAAAGATGTTTTCGCTTACTACGCTACAGAGTATCGAAATCTGGGTATGGATAATAGTACTAATGTTCAGCCTGTTGATCGTCTTAGGCATCTGTTTGCTCTGGTACTGGGACTAGGAATGCGGGAATCAAGTGGCCGATATCCTGAAGGAAGGGATCAGTCTGCGACGAATACAACTGCCGATACCGCTGAGGCATCATTCCTGCAAACCTCATGGAACATCCGATCAAGCAACTCCACTATCCAGCCATTGCTGCCGGAGTACTGGGCCAATCCCTGTGGCTTTAGGGCACAGTTCAAGGAAGGGGTAACGCTTAAGTCCAGCGACTTGGGCAACTTTGGTTCTGGTGCTGGGGCGCAGTATCAGTTCTTGAGCAAGTTTGCACCAGTGTTCCATGCCTTAGTTTCGGCGGTGGGACTACGTAGTGCAAGGTCACATTGGGGACCGATTACTAGGAAAGAAGCTGAGCTTCGTAAAGATGCTGATACGATGCTTAGGGCAGTCCAGGAAGCGGTGGATACCTATCAACCAGAGCCTGCACCTGAGCCTGAGCCTGAGCCACCGACACCTGAGACTGAGAACACTGTTGACATTAAGACCACAGGAGATGTGAAGATCACTGTCAATGGAGTAGAGGTATGATACCAGACGAGGTAGGGAAGGCTGCATCCGCCACTGTTGATGCACTCAAGTCAACACCGATGATCCTCGGGATACTCCTGTTCAACTTGCTGTTCATGGGACTGATAGCGTTTATCACGTATTCCCATGGACAGCATAATAAGGAAGTCTTCGAGTCGGTTATGAAATACTGTGTACCACAGAGCAAAACATGACCTTTGGACAGCGGTTCCTCCTAAGCTTGTTCATTGTCTTGGCGGCGTTGTTTGCGCTGTCGCTGTGTGGATATAACTATTGGGAACCTAAGGAACAAGCTCAGATGCCGTTCATGCTGGAGAGCGCCTCGGCTCAGGTAGTAACCTGCACTGATTCAGCAACTAAAGAGAAGATCAAATCAATAATGTTGGATGCCCTAGACCATGCCCTTCAAACACACATCGAGCACATGTTTGAGGTTTGGATGAAGGATGATAGGGGTCAGCCAGAACGAGCAGCTAATGGCACAAGGGCTGGTATCAATGCTTACATTAAGGCAGGTCATGCAGTAGCTGCCTGGGCCCCACCAGATTGTCCAGGCTAAGCGGTGAACAGTCCAGAGCCTTGCTTATCAACATGCTGACAAACGATTACCCTGGATGCCTTCATCGCATCCATCATAGGCCTAATAGAATTTGAAGGCACACGTTCCCTAAGGAAGTTAACGATCTGGTGCTCAGGGACAGGGCCCTTATGCTGCTTGATAAAGTGAACAACTTCATCCATTACTCGGCTGTCTGGGGCAACGGAGCCGACCTTAAATATAAGCGGCATATAGCGCTCAGCTTCGAGGAGCCAGCCCATAGCACGATTAAAGTCTGCTACATCAAGCACGAGCGAGTCAGTCCTATCAACGCTGGCGACCATGGTAAGCTTCAGAAGATGCGCCCACCTACGAGTGCAATAGTGCACGAGCTTGGGATGATCTGGTGTTGGAGTGAGGCCGAGTAGCTTCCAGTTGTTCATAGCTTTAGCGAAAGCTTCAGTAGGTTTGAACTGACCCATTAAGGTGTTGATGATCTTAATATCGTGGATCAGATCGGTTGGCTTCTCCATAGGCGGGACGTTGAATACGTCAACTAAGGGACGGTCCGAGGCAAAGACCATTATTACTCGGGACATAAGGCCTTGTTCCCAGACGTATTCCTTCATGGTGTGAATTAGGTTAGATGGCGTCGAACCAGTTAGGAGGTTAAGTTGAGGTCTAGGGATCTTGATGCGGATGTTAGCGACCCGTCGGCCCTCGGAGTACGGGTTGACATCGTAGAACTCTACCAATGCGGCAACGAGAGCACTATCGTACTCGTGCATGAAGGCAGAGAACTCATCGGCTACCGCTACGAGGGAGTTATACTCTATTGGGGCATGCGGGATGTTTGCGATAAATCGCTCAGCTTCAACCATGTAGTCTGACATGGCGGCTCGGGTCATTGAGGTAGCGCCGAAGTGAACTTCAGGAATGGCTTCTCGAATTATATTAGATGCAGCCATGATAGCACGGCTCTTACCAACTCCTGGGTTGCCAACAAGAAAGACATACAGATTAGGGTACAGAGGAGTGGGCGATTCAACCCAGACCTTCTGCTCCAGTACAGCAGCAAGCATACTGATCGCAGACCACTTGCGATAGAGTTCAGGGCTTTCCAAGTTCGCTGTGTGTTCAACGAATGCGTCTATCCAAGATGTGCACCTCCGGCGTCCTGGTCCGTTTATCGCCGGGCTTATAGCCTTTAAGCCCGTCGGGGTTTTCTTTGGAGTACTCGCCCCAGTTCCATCCAGTTTTGCAGCCATAGGGGATGTTCAGCGTTCTGCCGTATCTAAGCTCAACTGGGTGCCGAAGAAGCTTGAGTATCTTAGGTATGATTTCATCCTCTTTCTCCTGTGGATATTGAACAAGGATCGAGTCGTGATTTTCCATAAGCAGTTCACAGATATTAGCACGCCATACTTTCAACATGCCCATCTTTACGATATCGCTTAGGGACCCTTGGGGATCATAAGCGATAGCGTCTCGGATAGTTTTGGGATCATCCGAGCGGCCGAAGAATATTCTTTGTCGACCAGTTAGATTGGTTAGTCTTTGGTGTGCCCGGATTTGTTCTTCAACCCATGAGTGCCAGTGTTGGTGCGCCGGGAACGCTTTGAAGTATTTGGGTTGGAAGTCTCGAATAAGTTTAACGTTAGTTTTAGTTTGTGTGGCGAGGGTGTCTGGTTTGCCACCGTAGTTAGAACCGTGGCCAAGTTTCTTACACATAAATCTGTAAGAGTAATGTCGATAATAGGGTTGTTCGGCGAGTTCTCTATCTTCTCCCATGTTACCGCTCCAAGGGAGGTCAGGCCAGCAGAGTCGGGCGACGTAAGTGTGTAGGTCCCCTGACTCACAGGCATCGAGATAAGTCCCACTCCTAAAGACATTCCACTCTGTTGCTCCGACACAGCGGCTCTCCCCTTGTTCGGCATCGAAGTTAGCTAACTTCATGCCTGGGTCTGCGATGAAGATTTGCCGGAGGAACTCTTCAACGTTTTGGAGATTACCACCTGTACCAAACTCAGAGAAGGATGAAGAGAATCTTCCGGTTGTGGTTCCTGCTATATTGTAGGATGTACGGATACGGTTGTCGTCGTCGAGGTCTTGCTTGAGAACTTGGATGCGCTTAGCAATGTCTCGCATCTCTTTCATCAATTGGATGATAGGATAAGCGATGGTATAGACTTCCATCTTTTCTAAGGCAGCACGATTAACAGTGACCTTGCCTTCCTTGGTACGAACCGCAGGGATTTGGAATATATCATAGAACAGTCGACGTAGGCAATCAGGGCTTCGCCAATTGAAGCCTATGAAGCCTGCGCCGGCTCGGGCTATGCGTTCGATGTTGTTGTCCATTCGCTCAAGGAGATTGAAGTAAGCGTCGACAACCTCAGCCCGCTTAGCTAAGTCGCTCCTAACTCCACGAAGCCGCATCTCAAGGACAGGGCCTTGAAGTTCCTTAGAGAACTCATAGGTCTTTCGGGTTACTGGAGTTAGCTTACCCTCTAAGATCGGAAAGACCTCTCTGGTTACGCAAGCGTCTAAGCCATTGTAGACACAGTCACGTTCCCAGGCTTTCAGGTCCTTGGGGTTAAGCTTAGAGGTGTTGATGACCTTCACGAGCCATGTACTCCATTTTGCATTTCTGACACCATTCCCATCTCCATTTATCAAACTTAAACAGATCCTCTTCCATATCCTTACAGAACTTGTAAGCTCCCTCACCCATTACGTTCCAGTTCCAATATCCTCTATCTAGATTACGCTGGGTGCGTCGATTACCACCAACACTATCGGGTGAATATATTGATCCACCCCATATGTTTTGGATTGCCAATTGTTCACCATAATTATTACTCATTCGATATACTAAGATTTCACTTGATCTGTATGGATCATAGCATATATCTTGAGCCAGAGCCAACCGTCGTATGAGGAAGTCCTTTACCGTAAGCATCTAATCCTCCCTCTTGATAGTCTTAACACGTTCCCTCATTTGCTTCCAGGGTCCTTCATCAGTATAAATCGAACCCAGGAAGCCAAGCGACTTAAGGCTCTCTGGTTGGAGAGCATGATGAAGCAACATGGTATCATCGCCTACCCCTCCGATCGCCATGCGGTAGGCACGGAGGATGAAGGCGATATCATAGAGGCCATTTTGGAAGATCTTAGGCGTAGGTCGCCCAAGAATAGTTCTGATAATACGGTAAACTTCACGTTGAGTTGGGATATCAGGCCAATAGTCTCTACCTGCTCGGCGAACTCCAATCCCCGGAACAACAAGAGCAATGTGCTCGTTGGGGGCAAATCCGATGAGCGTGATAACCTTTCCAGATGTTTCAATGTCGACAGCCAGTTTCTCACAAGGTTGGATGTAGGATCGATCGAACTCATAGATATCCTCCAAGGTTGGTTCTATCCAGATGTGGCGCTCAGGACGTGTCACGTCGGGGGAAGCGGACTCACGTTCAGCTTTGATTAGGTCGAGAACTACTGTTGGACGCAAGGACCACTGACGGGAGACGGCAGCAGGGTGGTAGGTTGGTAAGACCTTGAGGCCTGTGTAGGTGTGGGAAGAATACTGAACTGTACCTCGGAGCTTAGATATCATAGTCTTGCCTAGTAAGGCCCAGCAGGCAGTATTACCTAAGCAGATAACTACGTTAGGATTATGATGTTCAAGTTCGTCAGCTAAGCGATCGAGTTCGGATTGGAATTCTCTGCGGACGTAGCCAGACTTAGTAAGGGATGGGTAGCCGTAGACTCCATCTTCCTTAGGACCACATACCCATTCGATCTTGTTAGCCTGCGGTCTAAAGTTAAAGACGTTGGTGGCGAAGCAATCTCGCCGGTCTATTCCTGCTTGTTCCAGCATCCGATTAAGCAGATAGCCAGAGCCTCCAACGAACGCCTTACCTTGACGTTCCTCCTCTTCACCCCAGGCTTCGCCAATCAGAACAATGTCTGTCATGTATCACCAAAAGGTGGCAGGTCCGGGGAGGCCGGACCCACCACAAGTTTGACTTAGTTATGCTTCGTACGGTGCAGTCTTATCGATGTTAGCGAACATAGTCTCGCCATCATCGGATGGAGTATGCTTGATGTGACCATAGAAGAGCTTCCCGGGCACGTCCTGCATACGCTCACGGATGGTACGGACATTACCATCGTCGTCTTCCTCTGGAATTTGAAGATCGTTGAGGAACTTCTTCAAGCGCCAGAGGGCATCTTCGGTATGGTAGAGGGTGTACTTAACGGTCTTCTCGCGGATAGAAACCTTCTCACCGGATGGCTTGTTAAGCCACTCGTTGAGTTCCTCCTGGTCCACGTCCTCGCAAGCTTCCTGGAACTGACAAGTATATTCCGAGAACTCGGTACCCTTCTTGGTGGACTTGTCGATCCTAGGGAGGCCTCGGACCATGAAGGAGTAGGTCCCAGATGGAGAAGGCTTGGGACGAGCTACTTCATTGGAGGG